GTTTTAGATCCGATAACTCCAGTTCCAAACACATCAACCATTACAAGGTCATCGCCTATTGTGTAAACATCAGTTAGTGAGTACCCATCAGGAAGATTGGTTGCTGTCACTAGACCAACAGTTCCACTTGCGGATAACGAGTACGCGGTATCAACACTAAGGTCATTCGGCGGGTCAATCTCATCACGTACTGACTCATCGGACTGGAAAGCCGTTCTGATTGGTTCGTTAATCGACCCACCAACCGTGAAGTAAGGTGTCGCGCCATTCATTGGCGTTTGATATGGTCGATAGGCATTTAGCGTCCAACCCGCCATTGCATCGCCCGGAGTATTGCCGTCGCGCACATCGCTAATTTCGTATTCACCCTCACCAATGCAGTAATAGCCGTATTCAACTTGTTCATTATTTTCAATAACAATGTATTCGTTAGCCATCTTTGCAGGGTACGATCGCAACTGACCGCAAATGTACTCGACACGTTGGCCTAGTCTCGCGTCATTGGTTGGTTTTTGGATTCGGTTGTTTGCAGATTCAGACGTTCGGTTAATGTTATCCGGCGTCTTGATGTTCTTAGCTGCAACGAATGAGTAGATGGACGCAGCAACAGAGACGGCAATCGCGGCCCACTGAACCCAAACCGGTATTGCAGCTACGCCCTCACGAACATAAACAGCGCAATCTTGCTGTCTATGCATCTGTTCAGAGTTAGCAATGATTTGGTGTTCTTCTGGGTCGCAGAATCCGGCCTTTACAGACTCGATTCCCGCCTCGCCAATGATAACGAGGTTATTCCACATGTGAGATGGGTAGAGGTGCAAAGCGTCAATAGGTCGAGCAATGTCAACCCGTAGCTTTGGTTTGGATAGTGAATCTTCAATGATATAAGCAGCCATAATAAGCCTCGAATGGTTATTTGACTGCTATTTTAACACCCAATGCGATATGTGATGCCACTCGCTTTTTACTGTCTCCCATCGAGATAGTGACACCTGGCCAAATGAATCCCGACCAAAGTTATGCAGCACATCATTACCAAGCTTTAAAGCGACGTGAGTAAGTCCGTGAGCGTCTTTAAGGATTAAAACGGTTAACTCCCTTACAGGTTGTTTTAATAGCTTAAAATCACCCCTAGAGAGCTTTTTTAGTTGCCCCTCATTCTTACCGACACCGAATATTGAATTTGCATCATATCCAGTCAAGTCAGTAAAAGCCGCACACGCTAGGTGGCGGCAATTAAAGGAATCAAAGTTATAACGCATGCCAATGTAATTACGGCAAACCTGAGCCCATTCCATTAGATAAACGCCTCTAACATTGGCACATCAGTCAGGTTATAAGACTCACCCGTTTGATTGTACTTGCTGCGAGGCGGTACAGCTTCAAACCCTGCAAACTGGCTAGACGCATCATGCACCAACTCCATACCAAAAATACGCAATTGGTTATCTTCTAAAATGTAACTTGTATCAGTTGAGTTAAATTTCATACTTCGATAATCAATCCACTCTTGCTGCTCAAAGTCAGTTTCATTAAACAACTCAAGTGTTTCTTTGTTGTACCCTCCAAACTGACAATCAAAACCAGTATCTAGCGATGTTCCAATGTTCTTTTGTGTCTCTGAAAATGGTGCAAACGGATAAAACCCGCCTGCACTTGATTCAGTAACCGTTGTCCCATTGGCATCATCTAAAGCTATTCGCAAAGGCTCAGGCCATGATGGATGCGATAACTCAACGCATCGCACCATTGGTTCAAGTTTCGGCTGCCTTGCTAGCCATTCTTCGTATGTCATACTTCACCACTTTAAAAGTTGTTAGATTGATTATAACACCGATAAATTGCCCGAAAAACTTTGTGCTAGATATTCGTGGGCGCAATGTGGATTTGGATATGCTAAACCAGTTTGCAATTGGTCAGATACGCGCGCAGCAGTACCAATAGAGGATATGAAATCAGCATACTGCGGCTACTATTAGTAACGTGAAGGCCCACAAGGGGCCTTTTGTTAGACCGTACTTATCTCCATGAAGGAACCTGCTTCAACCTGGAATGAGTTAGTAGTACATGTGGCTCTTGCCGATAACGTATTACCTGCCAACATAGATATTACAGAAGTTGTGGTTACAAATCCTCGTGATACTATATCAGTAGCTATAACATTAAAGTCTGCTGCATCATTCTTACGTATACCTAAGAACATAACATCGCTAGATAGTCCACTAACCTCTATAGTGGCAGTTACCTTAAAGTCACCATTGTAAGGGGCTGTGAACATATCAGTGACAAACGAGCCTGATTTATCATATGGCGCATTATTAAATTCTACGTTATGAGCCCCGGTCGCATAAGTCGCAGGTGTAGTCCGGTCCACGTACAGGTACGCACCATGCTGGTGGTCTTTCACGTACCCACCAATACCGGAATATTGGTATAACCCTTTAAATGAATAACTACCTTTGAGATTATTACCTTCTACGTAAGTATGATCTCCTCTTAGGCAAATACCTTGGTATGCATCACTACCTATAGTGGATAGAGTGTTAGTCATTACAGAGGTATAACTAGACCCTACATATATAAGTCCCGATACCCCGTCTGAGCCTAGGAATCTACCTGTAAGTTGATTGCTTGTTATGGATATATTTTGCTCACCCGAATCTAAAGATGATGTTATATTAGAATCTAAGGTGATTATACCAATACACGCATTCGTCGTAGCGTTAGTCTGCTTTATGATATTATCGGAGATAAGTCCGGCTGACCCGTTAAACCTGATAGCTGCTCTATTAGAAGTATTCTCCAGGTTGTATTCGAGTATCTGGTTGTTAGATATAGTTATATTCCTAGGATGTCTACCATTCCTGCCTGAGCCACTAGGATCTATAAAGGTAAATGAGATACCTTCCTTACCTATGTTTCTAAGTATATTATCTGTGACTACCCAATCTGTAATCCAATCCCAGCAATATATACCCCACTGAGAACAGTCGCGTATATGATTACCTTTTATAACTACACTGTTGACGCCCAGAGTTGGCGTATTGTTTACTGCATCGCCATTCGAGTTGATACCGAAGCCACAATTGCGTATAGTATTAGTTAATAGATTGATAACTATACTATCCTGATCCACCTCTATACCCGAGTAGTGGCCGTAGTAGTTAGCTTTATCCCCGCAATGACTTATATCACAGTCCTCCACTGTTATTCTATAAGTTGCAAATATCTCTATACCATTATACCAGCTATTGGTGATCGCGCAGTTACGTATAAGTACGTCGTCGTTCAAGAATGTATATATAGGATACTGGTAGTTATCAGATGCCCAGAATGATAATGCAGGCGTAGAACTACCGTTCTTCCATGTCCCGCCTAGTTTTACTACATCGTAGTATATACCCGTTGAATATGTACTAGTAGCGTAGTCTGGTACTTTGGTATAATCACAATCTATAGTCATGTCCTCTATTACTATATTAGTACCTATAGATCGTGGAGGGGCCGCTTGATTCCAATATGGTTCCGGGAACGCCGAGAACCCACTAGCATATTCAGTTGTAAGTATCACAGTAGACCCTTTACCAGCCCCTTTATGCGTAATACCATCATATACTCCTGTATAAGTATCTGTATCGTAGTCGAAGTTATCTAGTCTAATAGCCCTAGATATTAGATAGGTACCGGCTGGGTAGTATATAGTGCAGCCTCCTAGGTTCATTGCCGCCCTGACAGCATTATGGATAGCCTGCCAATCATCAGTCACGCCATCTCCAACCGCACCGAAGTCCTTTACATTAACAGGTGAAAGTGGTTTGTAGTCATCAATACCGACTGTCGCGTTACCAATTCTTTTAAATATAGTTCCGCTTTCACATTGACAGGTTTGACCTACACTCGTAGCCACAGGTATCCCAGCAATCATATTCTCAACCGCAGAATTACCACCTGAAGCCTTGTAAACTATGTCGGTATACAGTGACAATTGCTGCGAAGTCAAATAACCTCCTGCAAACAAATTACCGTCAGTATCGGGGGTGGTTGCAGTCGTAGTGTACGGAGGGTTAACAGCAAAGTAAGACTCACCGTTGTACGTGATGTACTGAAATTTATCTTCTAGCAGTATACCCGCAGCGTACGGGCCTTTACTTAACAGCCTGTAAGCGTCAATAGCAGCGTCAGCTTCAGCTTCTTTATCGACAATTGATTGCTCATACTCACCCTCTAAAGCTGGCAGCGTCTTACGCACCTGTCCAGTGTAAGGAAGTGTAGATGTATCAATATCAGCGCCCGTCGGTGAGCCGTCAACTTTACCTGTGACAACCTCACCTAAATGGTTGAGTTGTTCTTTCGTGTTACAAAAATTTATATCAGACATAAAAAAGCCCATCGTTTGTAGTGATGAGCTCATTTTATCACGGATAGTAATTGATGGGGTTCATGTCAATTTCGGCTAGTTGCTTGAACCCTTGCAGGTAATAATTAAACTCGCTTGCTGGAATTTGACCAGACAAAAGAAACTCAAACACTTCCTTTTTACACGCTGCATCATCACCAATAATCTCTGGTCTAACCTGAACGGAAAGCGTTAAAACTGCCGTCTTACCTTGATATGAGGTTTTTTTAAACTCTGGATTGGTGATTAAACAAAGGAACTTACCAAACTGACCGCCTAACTCGCACTCAATAAAGCATGGCATTACTCCGCTTTGAATGCCGCCAGTTGTACCGTTGTAATCCATATCGTAAAAAGCTTGCCACGCGAACTGCTCGTATTCGTTTTTCAATAGAATCTGAATCTGTGCGGTTTTCCATCCATTAAGGAATGAAGCGCGACCTCTACCGGGCGCTCCATTGAACTCCGTGAAAGTAAAGTCATTGCTATTCGTGGTCGAGTAACCGGACGCTCTAACCTTAAACGGCAATGTTGGGTAGTCGTTATCTGTGTAATTTGTAATCATTAGCTGTAGTCCCATTGAGTTTTAGAGTTAACGCTCATTGCATTTCGATATGGACTGGATGCGTTGTTAACTTCCTTGGCCATGATGCTAGGTGTCATCTCAATAATCATTTGACGCACACCGTTTTCATCAATGCCACCGTCAGTTACAGACGCTGTTGATTCCTGTCCATAGTTATTAATGCTAACCGCAACACCGCCACCCTGACCAGATTGAGCCCCTGAGCCGCTAGAAACACGCGTCATCATTCCGGCTTGTGAATCTATCAAGTAAGACTTACCACCGCTTTGGTACATCTCTGGGTCGCCTGTATGAGCACCACCTCCGACTTGATAAGGTGTATCGCCCATCATGTAGCCACCGGTTTGTCGTGATGGCTCAGAGATGCTGTTGAACTGACTTAGCAAGTTAGCACCCGCCGTAGCTACAAGCGCATAACTAGACATCTTCTGGATAACCGTAGCGTCACCCGGCAATGCAAGAGCCTGAGATGCAGCGAGGATAACGTTGTTTGACGCCTGGAAGATTGCAGCGCCTTGAACCAAAGCGTTTAACTTGGCGCTTCGACCTTCAGCAACGTCAGCGAGTGAGTTTAAAGCATCCTGACCAGCAGAAAAGGCAGCCAGTCGCTCATCTTGAGCTTTCTTGTCTTTATCTAGGCTATCTTGTCGGCGTTTGTCTTCTAGCTTGGTTGATTCGCTATCCCACTTAGCACCGATATTATAAAGCGCCTCTTCGTATTGCTCTCGCTTGTCTTTGTTTAATTCATACCACTCTTCAAGCTGTGTTAGTTGAGTGTCACGCCATAAGTCAAGGTTTTGCTGCTCGGTATTGTTGAACTCTTCAGTTTGAGCAATCCATTGGTTTAGGTAATCAGAGCGGCGTTTAAGCTTGTCTTCGTTTGCTTTATCTTCGTCTGGATTAATTGCGCTCAATCCTGTTGATGATGAGCCGCCAGTATTAACACCAACACTTCCAGTGATTGCACCGCTAGTTCTATTTCTAGTAGCTTCAAGCAGTTCAAGCTCTTTGCGTAACTTCTCCAAATCCTTAGTCATCGCACCAGTGTCGCCGGTATCTGTGCTAAATGGATTCAGAGCATCAAAAACACTCACGCCGCCAAACTCTTTTGCATTCTTGATTCGCTCAAATATCGAAGCCTCAAGCTTTGCAATCTCTTCCTGTTTATTTGCAATCTTGGCGTCAACACCTAATTCAAATGTTTGCGATAGGCTTTGAAGTAAAACGCCACTTAGCTCAACAAGTTCTTTCATTGCTGGGGCTAAATCAGAAGCAATAGACTGACCAAAAACGGTTACTTGCCTGTCTAGCAATTCAAATTGACGGTTAAACTCGTTAGCATTGTCTATCTGGTCTTGGCTTATAATAAGACCCATGTCGCGCGCTTCTGCTGCTAATTCGTTCAGCGCTCGACCGTTATCTTCTAGCAGAGGCTGAAGTAACACGGCGTCATTGGCAATGGCCTCAAGAACAAAAGTAGCCTCTTGACCGTTAGCGCCTAAGTCTTCAAGGCCTTTATTAACAGCAACTAAAACCTCAGTGCTAGACATTTCCTTTAACTGGTCAATTGTCACGCCCATTGGTTCAAGAACTTTTTCGAAAACGTCGGTAAACTCACCGCCACCAGTGGCAACAAAATCACCCACCTTGTCGTTAACGTCTTTAAGGATGTCACCAAACTTCTCTTGGGAAACGCTGACACTATTGGCTGCATATGCGTAAGCTTGGAATGCTTGGGCGTTAATACCTGCCATTCGTGCGGATTTCTCCATCTCCTTTATAGCAAGGGTATTCTGGCGAGTGAATCCAACCAAAGCAGTAGCACCCGCAACCACAGCAGTGCCGACAGCAGTAATACCAAGTGCGGCACTTTTAGCAATTGGAATCATATTGGAAAGTGATTTATTAGCTTTCTTATTGCTATCAGAAAACACTTCCGCATTAACACCGGCCTCTTTAAGCGCCTTGTTAATTGCGTTTATTTCTTTTTGAGCGCCCTGCTTGTCGACGCGCACCTTTATTACTTTTTCAGCCATTTTCTTTCACCTACAAAAAAGCCCCATTAAGGGGCTATTTTATCAGCTATTCGATTCTAGTTTAGGTTTGGGTTTACCTGCAATCGCAACACAGATTAAACCCAGAAGCGGGGAGATAATTAAACTCACCAGAAACCAAATAAAACCGCTTCGATTAAATGCACTTGCTAGTATTGCCACAAACGCGCTAAATGTTAACCATAGTATTAAAATCATTTCTTATTCCTCAGTTGCATTTTAAGTTTAATGTCAAGGTTATCAGCCACTCTGAGCACCTTGTTCAGTGATTTTTTATCCACTGGCGGGTTGTATATCTCGATGTAATTAGCAATTGCTTCTATACCAATCTGAGAAACCGCGCCCATATCGCTGTATTTTCTATCCGCTGCAAGTTCGCTCATTGCGTTTAATGCTTCTCTTGCTAGTCGGTTGGTGTAAATACACTTTTCAAGTTGTTCGAGCTTCATCTCCCCTTCGATGAGATCAATAAGGCGAACCCCACCAATCTCATCAAAGGCTGTTTCATTCAATCCGCCCATATGCGAATGACGAAGCTCAATTACTTTTTTACTTGTTCAATTGCCTCGTTAGTTTCTTTAATCCAGAACAACTCCTCGCGGCTTGATATCTGGATTAGGTCATTAACTTGATGTCGGTTTTCATCAGTAAGGAATAGTTTCTTTAACTCGCCAACACTAAACGGCACAACCTCGCCATCAGTATCATGAACATCCCAACCAGTTACGCACGTTTCAAGATATGCTTCGAACATGGCTGATTCTGCTTGCTCACGAAATAAAGCCACTGTCTGCGCGCGCTCTTTAGGCGTCTGAGTTTTTGTTTTTTCAAGAACTTCACCCTCATCCATGTAACCGGTTTTAACGGCGGTATTGATTAGCAGTTGCTTCTTAAAGTTGCTGCGTAGTGTCGAGATAATATCAATAGTCATGTTATCACCAAGACCAACAGTATACGCTTGCATGCCGACTGAGCGATTAATTTTAATCATTTCTTTTATTCCACTTGTCTTCTGGGTTTTCTCTCTTGCCAACTGAGAATGTAGGGTTTACGTGACAGTCAGCACTTCTGCAACCAATCGTAACCTTACTAAATGACTTGTAATACATAGGCTCAGCACCGCAAAACGGGCAAGGCTTAAGTTCCTTTTTCATCTTAATTTCCTCTATGTTTTCGATATGCAAATCATAATAAATCCCTAACCAAAGTAAAGCGACCGCCGTCACACTTTTGCACATGCAATAAAAAAGGGACTCGAAAGCCCCCTTGGTTGGTTTGATTATGGTTAGAAGTAAGTCAAAGAAACCTGACCAACAAACTTAAGTCCCAGAGAAGTAATCAAAGCACCAGACTCCGGTGGCGAATCTACAGTGGTCGCTTTACACATACCAGAAACAACCATTCGCTTATCTTCAGTAACGTCGTAAAGAACATATGCAAACGGGAATAGAACCTGCGAGTCTGCAAGTTGATCAAATTCGTACGGGTCTGACTTCAGGTTGTACAAAGAAGCTGAACCAGTAATAATCGGATCGCCATAAGCAAGTGCACATGCACCCTCTTGACCGATAGCTTTGTTTTCTGCGCCCTGATTATCAATAGAGAATTCAAGAGACTGCGCGAAACACTTACGCTTAGCACCGTTGAACCAGATTGACTCAACACCTTTCACTGAGCCTAATACTTCACTTAGCGGGTAATCAACATCAGGTTGCTGCGTTGGTAGGTCTGTGCCTTCCTGTAGCGTTAAGCCTGTCATTGTGTAGGTTTCAGTTAGGATTGACTCAGATGCAAGGCTTTGCGTGTAGCTGAATACTTCCACACCTTCAAAAGTTCGGTAATAAGTCTGCGGCGTATCACCTGCTTGGTTTGTGCCTTCAGCGCGACGTTGCAGCATGAAGTTAATTTCATTGTCGGCAGTGGTGTATTTCTCTGCGTTTAATGCTGTGCCAGTTTCATCTTGAGTTAGACCAGCAACGAGCAGTTCAGTAGCTGTACCGTCAGCAGATGCAAACACCGTTACCGTGTCACCACTATCCAGAACAAAGCCTGCATAGTCACCCGCTTTGATTGCTGTGTAATCCGCGCCCGACATGGTTGTTGTTGCATGCGTATAAACAAGCGAGCCAGTGATAGAAACAGGTACTGGTGTGTAAGCCTGTAGCGCGCCCTGACGTAGTTTTTTGTAATGGTCTGACAATCGGATATTAGCCG